AAACAATGTCTTTATCGATTACGGCATCTTTTAACTCATTGACAATTTTAACTGTGTTGCTAGTCCTTGAGTAAATATCATATCCAGTGACAAGATAGTGTTCAGCCATGGCTTCTGCACATGGCAAACCTAATTTACCTAATCCTATAAAACCTACTTTCATTTAATGATCTCCGTTGAAAAATTTATTAATGTAATGCACGAACAATTGCTCGATCCTCTTTTTGTACAGTCTTGGGGATTTGAGCCAAGATATTCTATAGAAGCGGAAAATTTTAAATCTTTGTATCAGTGGCCATATTCTCAAACTGGTGCAGGGCGAATTTCTGGTAGATGCATCTGGTGGCACGAAGAACCCTTAGCAGCGCCTCAACTTGAACATATTCAATATCATGACATTTATGTACCCAATTTAATGCCCGGTGTGGCCGCCGAATATAATGTAATGCCTGGTCCTCCTAGTCAGCCAGGCATGCATGCTTTTGCTTATTCGGTTAATTTTCATGTATTTGCAAATTCAGAAAAAAGCGTGTTAAAGAAACAATTTTTAAAAGATTGGCAAGTACACGACTGGTACTTTTTCTTTCACGGATTTGCTGCGCTTGATTGGTTTAATAATTACAAATATTTGAATTTCTCACATCATAAAATATCTAAAGTATTTATTTGTTTAAATCATCTGATAACAAATAACCGTAGTTACCGTCTGCATCTACTGGCTCAAATTAAAAAACGTAAACTAGAAACACATGGGTTTGTTTCTGCGCCATTGCTGACTAAAAATTTAATCAAACAAGAACTAACAGATCCCAATTCAAAATTAACGTTATCAGCTAAAAAAGCAATTTTAAATCATTTGGTACCAACAGCCGAGCCAATGGTATTAGACGTTTGCGATTATAACAAAGCCAGTGCCGATATCAGCCACGATTATATTCACAATGCATTATGGAATGTGGTAACAGAAACTGTGTACTACGATGAAAAACTACATCTAACAGAAAAAATATTTAAACCAATTGTGACACGGCGTCCGTTCATACTAGTCGCTGCACCCGGCAATTTAGCCTATTTAAAAAGTTACGGATTTCAGACATTTGATCGCTGGATTGACGAAAGTTACGATAGCGAGCTGGATCCAGATATTAGAATTCAAAAAATAGCCGATCAACTTGAACGTTTATGTGCCATGCCTTGGCAAGATCTAATGCACATGTACCAGGAAATGCAAGAAGTATTGGAATTCAACCATCGGCATTTTTACACCAAGTTCAAAGAAATCATTGTTAACGAACTGGTTGACAACTTTGAAGTATGCACCAAACAGTATAACATGGGCATATCAGACCGTTATAAACTACCCACAGAATTGGTCAACTTTGACCAGGTCAAAGCCTTATTACTGCAATAGAAAAATATCACCAGATCCGTTAAATACTAATAGCCCGCTGGCCGACCGCCGTGGGACTAGTAGTAACGATGGACCCATTAACACTTTTTGCTCTTGCCAACGGCGCTGTTCAAGCCGTTAAAAAAGGATGTCAACTGTACAAGGACATCAAATCGGCAGCGGGTGATGTCAAAGGTGTAATCAAAGATCTTGACGATCAATTTCATAAAAAGTACGCTGGTCGTACTCCGCCTGCTGAAGCAGTAAAACAGCTCAACGAAGAAAAAACCCGTGTTAAAGATCTAAACAAACGCAGCGAAGAAACAACCAATATCTACACAGAAATTGGCGACAGTCTAGGACAATACTACGACAACTATTTTAAATGCCTGGCAGTACTAGAGGACGAGGAACGTCGCAGCAAGACCGAAGTGTACACTGGCGGTGACAGTTTGGCCAAACGTGCCTTGAAGCGTGTGTTGATGAAAAAGCAATTGGAGCAAATGGGTACCGAACTACGTGAACTCATGATCTACCAAAGCCCGCCTGAACTGGGTGCATTGTATACCGACGTTGAAAAGATGACCAAGGAGTTGGGCAAGGAACAACGAGTTCTCATGGCACGTGAACTTGAAAAGGCTCGACGCAGACGCCAACGTATAAAAAAATATCAAATTGAATTGGCCATGGGAATCAGTGTGTTGATAGCAATACTGTTTATGGCTGGCTTTTTCATGTGGCTGTCACATGATGCACAACGTCGTTGGGGTGACTACTTGAACCGTCCTCATAATTTTAGAGAAACCGCCGAAGCTGTACGCAAGCAAGAATGGTTTGAACGGCAACAAAAGTTACAAGACTACGAGCTTTTCTTGGAACAAAGGCGCGAACAAGAACAAGCGAGCAACTAACGTGCAAAAATTTATCGGCTGATGGTATCTAGTATCAGTGTTTCCATGTCATGAATTCGAGTACGTGTGGTTTTGCTGTTGAGCACAACAAACAAACGTTTCTCTCCTCTTACCATGGCACTCATTACCAAACACCCGCCACTCAATCGCACATAGCCAGTTTTGCTTACGATCACATTGTATTTTGCAACCAAAGGGTTGGTGTTCTTGAAACGCCACTTTTGTTTTTTTCTAACCAATTCAACCACGGTCTGGTTGCTGGCATTAACTATCAAGGGATATTTTTCAGCAGCTCTCAGCAGTTTGATTAGATCCACGGCATTGCTCACATTACGATTGTCTAGCCCTGAGCTATCAAAAAACTCTGTGTTGGACATGCCCAGAACCCGAGCCTTGTGATTCATGTCTGCAATGCAGGCATCGTAACCGCGATGATAGATTTTACATAACAGCTTGGCAGCATCGTTGTCACTGTGTACTATTGCTAGATCTATCAGCTGCTGACGTGTAACACTGGTGCCTCTGAACTTACTCATGTTAGCTGCTTCTTTGAGACTTTGATTGCTGTCAAGTACTACCATGACTGTCATCAATTTGGTAATACTTGCAATGGGTTGCACGACTGTGATATTGTGCTGATCAATCACGTTGCCTTCACCGTCGGCAATGGCCCAGGCCTTTGCGTCAATTTCGACTGCACTGGCAAACAACGGAAACAGTAGTAAGAATAAAAATCTCATTGTGTACTTATGGCCGCAGACCAATACCCAAGATAGGACGTATCGTCGGGATTGTCTTTGTTGGATATGGCAGCGTTCCATTGTATCTGAATTGGCTTGGTACAGTCAGGAATGTACAATCTGGGAGAACATTTCCAGTTTTGCGATGTGGACTGATTGAGATACAGGTAGTCTTTTTGATATGCTATTTTGTTAACAAATATCAGAGTTGCTGATCCAAGGTCTGTCAAATTGACTACGAATTCCAACGGTTGATCAACAGTGTCTGGTGTGACTGAAACGACGTTTTCAAACGTTTTTGCAGGACGAATGCTGATGTCAGCGATTGCAGAATAAAATCCTGATGGTAAGCTAGTGTTGTCTAACAGAACGTTGTTGCTGTTGGTAACGTCGCCTGCAAATACATATAGGTCAACGCCAATCTCATCGGGAATAGAAATATATCCTGGCGTACACAATTGATTGGCATGTCGCCAAATATCCAATTGCAATTGATCAAACAATGCAGGACCAACTTGGTCAGCAACAACAACTTGTACAGCAGATAGATCAACCAATTGAAACTGCTTGTTAACAAAAGTGATTTTATTTTTATAGCCTAGACGATCAAGTATGTACTTGCCACAAGCAAACGCTTCTTTGTTGCTTTCAATTGCATACCCGTGGGCTGCTCCGGATTCAATTGCATACGCAGACAAGATACCAGTGCCGGACCCGATGTCGGCAAATACCTTGTTGTTGACAGTTGCCTGAATATGTTTTTGAAACCAAGCATTACGCCGATGATCATTAATCATCCCGGAATAATCGTTTACAATTTTTTTTGAAATAATCATCGATTTAATTGTAGCATACTACATTTCTTTGAACAAGAAAAGTATTTACCGTAAAAAAAGCCCCTTTCGGGGCTTTTTAAATTACCAACGGAATTTAACCCCGCCAGTTATTCGATTACTGGTTACACCGTCTTTGTTATGAGTAGAAACGGTAGCAGTTAAGATACCATTCTCTTTTACAGCATAACCGGCGCCAACTGCCGCTGTGGTAAACCCATCTGTGGTTGCACTTAGTTCACCGAACAGATTAACTCGGCCAACTGGCTTGTTAAACTGTACACCAGCTTCAGCATAGTTCATGTTGCTGCTGGTTCCGGCTACTGTACGAGCACTCTGGATGCTACCTGTTTCTGTATAACCATCAACGGTTGAGCGACCAACTGTTACACCTACAAACGGACGAACATTGTCTTTGGTTGTATTGTATAAACGGTTGCTTAACCATACATCGTTACCACTGGTCTTGCTTGCATTGTTAAACTCGTTTTCAATAGTACGATTCACATTGTAACCATTATTAGCAAAGCCTAGGTCTGTTTGTAATAGTGTGTTTTCTCCACGGTATAAACTGTAAAGACCAACGTGTGATTTGTTCATTGAACCTGTGCTGTCAACGCCAGTCAATGTGCTATTAACATAATTGAACTGTGCGCCAACTGTCCAGTTGCCACGAACTTGTCTGTCTACTGCAACACCATATTGACGAGTGCTAAGATTGTAACCACCTGAATTACTATCAATTGCACCGCCATTTAGATATAGCGTACCGTGTTCATACTTGATACCATCCTGACGTAGCATACTATGATTCATCATACGATTGATATTGGTATTAGCGCCAGCCATAACTGTGTGCTGATCAATACGACCACTTAGTGAATCACTAACAGTACTAGTTTGTACATCATTAGATAATGTATATTCAGTTGGTTGTGCTGTTCTTCTTTCTACAGTACTACCATCGGTGTACACATCAGTATCAACTCGTGTCACTGTTACCGGTGTACGCATTGCTGTTGTAATGTTAATATTACTGTTACGAGCAATAGTTTGTACGGCAGCAGTTTCACTTGCTGAGTGTGTTGTTACACTTGCGGTAATAACTGGCAGCGATGTGTCAACTACTGCTGTACCAGACACACGTTCGTATGTAGTGTTAATATGGTCAATAGTTGCTGCGCCACCGCCACCTGTGCTACCACCACTTGCTGTACCAACGTCTACTAGAGTACAACTGCTGCCTACGCAACCACCTGCTGTACCTGGTATGCCACCTGCTGCACCTCCATCAATAGCTGCATCACCAGCTGCAAAAGCACTTGGTCCAAAGATGTAAGCATAGCTAAAATTGACAATGTCACCTACGGCTAGACCATTTACTTTAAAGCCTAGGCCAATTGTGTAATCGCCCGAACCATCGTTAACACCATTGAAGTAATTAACAGGATCGGTTGTCCAACCGCTACTGATACCAGCACCTACATTGCCAACTTGTGCAGTATATAAACCTAGTGCGTACTTGCTGCTTTGTGCTTCACTGAATACCACGTTGGTCTGTGGAATAACACCATAACCTAATGCGTTGTCAGTTTGGCTGCTATCGCCTGCTGCTGCTACTGCATCTGGATCAATATAACGACCAAAGTACAATGTGTCAATGGCTACTTTAGCTTCAATACGGGTATCAATATTGATCCACATCCAGCTGTTGTTCATGTAAGTGTCGTTCTCAATTTTAAATTCCGGAACTTCACCAATCCAAACACCGCGATGATCGTATGTGTTACCGCGATATGCTACGCCACTAAAGTCATACAAGTAACCTGTGACATTACCTGGGCCGCCGCCCCAACCTGCATCTTGGTTGTTGTTTGCGTATTCGAAATGTGTAGTACCATCTGAGTTTAGTGCTTTAACAGTAAAGCCATCAAATGGGCTACCTGGTGTCAAGTAATCGTATGAAGTATTAAATGTACTTGTACCAGTGCTATCAAACAATAAACCTGGACTTGTGTTACCGCCACTACCAATTGTACCTAAACTATTCATACCAAAGCGTACATAGTTACCTGTGGCGTCAATGGTTGCAACTGGTGCTGGAAAGTTAACGGTACTAGTGCCACCGCCAATGTAGGTCATTAATCCACCTGCTGCTGGTGTACCACCTGTACTACCCGATCCACTGCTGCTGGCAGTTTCACCTGCTGCCAATGGAGTAGTACTTGCCCAAGTGTATGATGTAATATCACCGGTAGTTATATCGGTATCCATGCTAGTAAATGTACCACTTGAACCGTATGCATAGCCTGCACTGGTGGTAATTACTGTACCAAAGAATCCTGATCCTACATAAAAAATAGCATCTGGACCAATAGCTTGTAGTGTACCAGTATCGTGTACCACTTGTTTTAATGCTCCAGTCGAATCATATAGCCCCATGCCATATGTTCCCGGATTTGTAGTACTTGGAAAGAATGCAAAGTAGTCTCCACTTGCTACCGTAGGATGTTGAAAATTCATATCGTACGGAGCAATAAAATTACTTGCATTTAGTGTGCTGCCAGACCATGAGTACTGTACATCAAAAATTTGATTAGTACTAAAATGACCGTCTTCTAATGCAGCCTGTGCTGTGGTTGCCATGCCGAATAGGCAGGCCAGAGTCACAGCGACTCTGTTGAAAAATCTCATTGCTAGCTCCTTAACGTATAGGCTTTGAACGTTTGGTTTTTGTTTTTATTCTTAGGCCTATACTGTATTTAAGCTAATAGTGATTTAATTATGTGGTGCTTGATCTTTTTTCTTTTTTGATGGGCCAGTGTCTTTGGCTTGTTCTAACATTCTTTCTGCTGCCGGACTGGTTCTATGTGGATGCGGATGTGATCGTTGTGGCGGATGTTTGATTGGACTGTGCTTAAACCAACTCATATGTTCTAACTCCTTGGGTCAAAAAAAAGCCCCTTGTTACAGGGGCTTTGTTATTAATAAAATACTTCTGTACTACTGCCGCCTTCTCCGGCTCCCAAGACGCAAGCTATGCTAGCATCATATTGAACCAAGGTCCAGGTTTTTGTTTCTTTGTTTTGTAAAAGAGCAATGTAGCTGCCAGTTGTTTTTTCTTTGGCTACCCACAAAGGTACTTCTCCGTATTGTTGTGCAAAATGACTCATTACAAACTGTGCATTTCCACACTTCATTGGTTTGTTTAATTCAATAACTTCCTGGGCGTTGGCTATAGAGCTTGCTAGGCAGAATAGGAACGCCGCTGTAATTGCCTTTTTCATAGCGGCTCCTTAAAACTTTATTTATTGGCCAATGGGTTATCTAACGCTTTCTTGATCTTGTCATCCAGCTCACGACGTAGCTGTTTGATTTCGGTTTCGTTTTCTCGCTGCATTTGGCGTACTGCTTGATCCACTGCTCGCTGCAATTCTTTGTTTTGAGCAGTAGTATCCTTTTCTAACTGTCTTGTAATCTTGTCCACATCGGCCTTGGTTTCACGCACATCTTTACGTGCATCTTGTACGCTCTTGTCTGTGTCACGCTGTGCCACTTTGCTATCACGTTCTACACCCTCAACCACGCTTTCCAAGCGACGAATATCGTTCTTTAGGTCATTTTTAATATCTTGTGTATACTGCACAGACTTTTCACTGTTTTGCATAGTGATTTCCATCTTTTTGTTCAGTTCACTCAAGTCCGGAGCAACGTATTCGGCAATACGCTTTTTCATGCCCATGTAGTCTTTGTAGACTTCAAAACATCCATAAAGTCCACCCAGCACAGATGACACCAAGGTAAACGCAACCATCAGTTTGGCCGGAGTAAATTCATACCCACCAATGCTAATAACTGTGTCTGCACTTGCGTACTTTTTCTTTGCTGCTTCTAAATTGTCAATGGTTGCATTAACGTCTTTGATTTCTTCTGTCATAGTTTAATTTCCTAAGTTGTATTGTGCATCGACCATTTGGTCATGAGTCTTATCACTTCTGCCGAAAAGCCCACGTCCGGCTGGCGTGTCAACATTTCGTTGATTGTTGTAAACTGTAAAAGGTTTGTATATCGAGCTGTCTGGCAAGGTTGCTCGATTGTAAGTATCAAAACCAGGTACAAAATTCATTGCTTGAACCACAACACTTTGCACCGCAATTTGTGCTTCCAAATTTGGTGCTCGTCCCACTTGTGTGGTCTGCTGTTCTTTGCCTTTTGCTACGGCTTCTTTGTCTTTAATAACTGTTTGTTGCTGAGCAATTTCTTCTCTGGTTGTTCGAGGTCTATTGCCCTGCTCATTGTTATCTGCTCGGCTATTTTTGTTTTCCGACATTGTAACATCGTCTTTTTTATCATCATTACGTTTTTCGGCCTGATTGGGAATACCCGAGCTCTGTGGTCGGGCCACTGATATAACCGCAGTTGGTGCAACTGATGTGGTTGAAGTTGTTGCAGGTGTGGCTATTACAGTTGACACTGTGGCATCTGTTACACCAGTAGTGTTAGCAGGATCGTTGCGTTGTGTTTCGACAGTATTGGTCAGTGTTGAATTAACGGCACTGGTAACTGAAGAATCTAGGCCAACCAGGTACTTGATTGCATAGGCAGTGGCATAGCCTTCGCACTTGGTACTGTACAAAGAATCTTTGAGACATTGTTGATTGAGGTATGCTTCTGCATATCCGGCACATCCTGTGTGATATAACGGATCAGCAGAACATTGATAGTTATAATATGCTGTAGCATATCCTGGGCAACTGACGTCATGCAAAGGATTCATTGAACACTGCTGTGTAAAATATGCAGCCGCATATCCCGGGCAGGTGGGATCATACAATGCGCTTATGGCACATTGTTGTGTTTTATATGCAGTTTCGTAGCCTGGGCAGGTGGTTGAACTTAATGGATCGACTGCACAGTTATTCATTCCGTAAACTGGATGCGAATAGGCATTGCGTACATTGGGTCCATAGTTACCACCCCAGAATCCTGCATCCATGCCAGTAATGCTCATGGTAAAGGTACCTAGATTGGACAAGTCGTATGGACTTGAAAATCTTTGTTCTGTTGCCACGTTTTGCCAGTTAGGATTGTATGCACTATTCCCATCTGCGGCATTCTTTGATCCCAGACCATAATACTGCGAATATATAGTACTACCTTTATCATTGGTAATTGTAACAGTTGCGTTTAGCGTATCTTGCAGACTATTAGATTCGCAGCCAGTGCCAATTCTTTGGCCGCAGTTGAATCTGTATTCAAAACCATAGTTGAATCCATGTACTTGTATTCCAGTACCTGCATGTCGTAGTGCTTCGTTAATTGCATAAGTTTGTGCTATGGTTCCTGTTGAAAAACTAAATGTATATCCTGGACCACCTGCACCGTCAACGCCGCCCGGGGCACCTGATATAGTCCATCCTGTGGCACTACCGTCCAAGGCACCGTTGATTAGTGCATTGCTGCCAACAACAGGATCAACAGCAAATGCCGGCAGGGCAATTAACGCCAATGTGGCCAATAGCCTTTTCATTAGTCTTTGCTCTTAACTTTTTGTGGCTGTCTTTGTGGATTCTGTTCCCAAAGTTCTTTTGCCTGTTCGCCAATCTTGCCATCTATTGGGCAAGGTGTTCCTGCGTTCATCATTGCCGAGAACACACGTTCGTCTTGACACATAACAGAAACTGCTGCAACTTTCATGCCCATGTCAAACAGTGTTTTAGATAGTTTCAAACGTTCACAGTTTTTATCAACGAATGTGGTACCCATTGATATACCTAAAATCTGTGTTTGTACTGCACCTGTGGATGCTACTGCACACACATCACTGTTGATACTGGTAATGCTGGGTGCTACCGCAGTGGGTGGGGGTGATTTAACTGTTGTTTCTGATGTAGATGTACTACGTGATGTAGAATCTGTGATGATTGGATCTGCTGCGTATGCATTAACTGCTGATAACAATAAAATACTTGATAAAACTAGTTTCTTCATTTTTTCTCCAAAGTCGTCGGACTTGCTTCACTGGAGCGTCATTGAAGAAACGAACGCAGATATTGAAAAGGCTCCTTTATTGTATTTAAGGAGCCCGGTCAAAAAATAAAATGCTTGTTTTACGTGGTTGGTTGTTCTTGGGTAAGTTTTGCACGTTCTAGTACAATTTCATAGAAACTGTCAACTTCTCCACCAAATTTGCCCATTAGGTGTTCTGCTAAATCACGACACAGTTTTACATTTTTGTCTTTGTTGGCTTGTACAAATTCTCTGTGTAGTTTTTTCCAATGATCTAGCATGGTTACTTCAGTAAGCGGAATCTTTTCGCTTTCGACCACACAGAACGTTTCTAGCACAGTGTCTTGTACAATGTGTGGCTCAAGTTCCAACACTATGTATCGTTCGGCTAGTTCTTCGGCCAGGGTTCTATTGAATATTATTTGCATTATTTTTTTGCGCTTTCATATGTACGTTTTACAACACCTACATCTTTATATATCTGTTGCACAGCCCGTGCTTGATAATAACAGTCAATAAGTGCGTTGTGGGCGCCAGTGCGTCCTTTTTCTCGTGGGTCACCGTGTACTCCAAACAGTGTACGACTATCGCGAATTTGCCAGAAATGCCATGGTGTGGGTTTACTGAGTTGGCGGTATAGATTTTCTAGGATAACAATGTCAAATGCCGGACCCTGGCACCAGATGTTTTCTACACCTACCAAGAAACGATTGAGCCCATTGGTCATATCATCAAGGCTGGTACGTTCGTGTTCGCCCAGTGCTTCGTCACGCACATCTTCGGGCTGTTTGCCCCACCACTCGATGGTGCTTTCTAATACATGTCGATCTAGGGCCAGTTGCTCATCCACATTGACTCGGTAATACAGGCCGCTGTCGGTATCTACGTCTTGTCCATGTGGATCAAACTTGACAGCGCCAATGGTAAGGATAACTGACTCTGGGCGTGTGCTCAGAGTTTCTAAATCTAACATTACATCCATTATTGACCTTTCAGTGCTCGATGTGCTTCGGCTGCTGCTACACGTTTTCGTAGACTACTAGAACTAAAACTATGATCACGACCGTTGAATACCAATTCAATGTTACGATCATAACATTCGTTTCTGCCAGTAAAGTCTTTGTCCTCGTACTCTACACCTAGTATTCTAACATCAACTGGCAATATAAGCAAGAGGTCAACTAGGTCTTGCTCGGTTTGATAGATAACAATTTCGTCCACAAAGCGGGTAGCACTAAGTTGGATTTGTCGTTCCACAATGCTTTGTACCGGTGGATTTTTTGTATCTGGGCGATCAATTGTGGGATCTGTTTGTAGGCCTGCAATAAGATAATCGCAGTGATTCTTTGCTTCACTGAGCATGGCAATATGCCCGGCGTGTAACATATCAAAGGTAGAGAAGGTAATACCAATCTTAAGGCCTTGCGCCTTAAGCTCTTTGATTTTATTGAATATCATTTAGCTGGTTCTAATTTGATGTTTAAGGGAAACCCGTTGGTACGAGCAAGCAATGTGGCTTCAACGCCTTTTTGTTCAGCAATTTCGTAAGGTAATGTTTTAACAACACTACTGCCTTCATCGTTGATTCGCTGAGTAAGTTCATAGGCAGTATTTTCATCATGATGAAAAATTGATTTCAATGTTTCAATCACAAACTCCATGGTTGTAACATTGTCGTTCATAAAGATAACGTTAAACAAGCTAGGAGGTTCTACTGCATTTTTAACGGCAACTTTAGGCTTATTGATGGTCTCAGTTTTACTCATATTTTTTTAGTTAGTTTAGTAGGGACAAAATTGTCCCTACCGTGTTACATTATATTACTTAGCGAAAGTAATTGCAATCTTCTTGGGCTTTTGTTCTTCCGGAACAATGTGCTCAAGACTGATAGCAAGGATGCCATTAACCACTGTTGCTCCTTTTACTTCAACATTTTCAGCCAAAGTAAAACTGCGAGCAAAGTTTCTAGCACTGATACCACGATGTAGGTATTCTTGCTCATCCTTGACTTTACGCTCTCCGCTGATTATGAGTACGTTTTCTTTGTACTCAATATCCAACTCATCTTCGTTAAATCCAGCAACTGCTACCTGGATAGCATAGTTGTTTTCATCAACACGGATAATGTTGTATGGAGGGTAATTTCCATCAGTCTTACTGTTCGCAAAGGTGCGATTTAGTTCATTGAAAACACGGTCAAAGCCAATGGCACGACTGTGTAGTTGAGCAGTAAGAGTAGGAAGGTCAAGGGTGTTGAGTGTGAATTGTGTCATTTTATTTTCTCCTTAAGCAAAATATGACGTTTTAAAGTGTAGCCCGACTATCGGCACTACAAGTATATTTATACAGGATTTGTCGAGAAAAGTCAATTATTTTGGTTCAACAAACACAAAATGTCTGGATGCAGAATATTGTGGATCCCAAGTTATTGCAAAATGCGTATAATCTTGTTGGCTTTTCAAACATAACCTGTAGGTGTATTTGTGTAGTTTGGTTCGATGATGCTGTATGTTATGCCGTGTGACCCAACTATCAATATCAATGTTGATGTGTGTGAGGGCAGCGCCAGCAGCCACTCCGCCTGCTCCTGATGGCAAACGGAATTCGATGTACATCAGTACAGTTTTTTAGGAAGTTGTTCGTCGGCTAGTTTTTTCTTCCAGCGACGTCGAGCTGCGGCCTTGGCTTTTTTGCGGGCAGTGGTGGGTTTTTCGTAGAATTCGCGCTCACGTAGATCTTGCAGTAATCCACTTTCAGATACTTTTTTCTTGAACTTGCGTAGGGCTTTTTCTACATTGTCGTTGACAACTAGAACTTTGTTACCGTTTACTTTATTGAATTTTTCGAACATAAGTTATTTATTCTGTTGGTGATATCTTAGTGCAAAATATTGTAGCGGTGTTTCTATTTTGTTGGCTTTGGAAACAAATGTTTTAGATCCGTAATAAAACGTGTTTTCCCGAGCGCACAGGTAATCCGTATATATCTCATTGGCGCCAGAGTTGACTATAACTGCTGCGCTGCGTTCAACTGCTTGCTCAAGCCAATTGGTATCGTTCATTTCGGCGCGATACAGGTATATGTTAAACATTTCGTCACTGCCTTGGCACATGCGCCCGAGCACTTCAACATCTTCGGATGTGGCATCTACCACAGTTACAGTGTGTAGCGGATCAGTGACAAAATCTGGCGGAGTTATAAAGTTACTATGCACGTTTATTTTTTAGAATTTCTTCAATGTGTTGTTCAACTTGAGCTTGTTCAGCATCGTTGAGATCTTCAATTTCGTATTCGCCTGCTTCTAGCTTGTTGATCAAATGCTGTATATAGGCCTGATTGTAAGTATAGCTGTCTGTGGTGTCTTTGTCAACTTCGATCCATTTGGTGCCATTCCATTTGAACAGACGCTCGGGCAAGTAATCGGTACGAATCCACATGTCACCTTTTAACGGGGTGTCTGGGAATCGATCACCAAACCCGCATTGACTGGCATTGTCTAGTGTATCGTTGTCGGCACGGATAGCAAGATCTGGATGCAACATGTTGAACGCATCTAGATTGTACACTTTGCCTTTGTAGCGTACAGCATAATCATTGCCTCTACGTATTGGAGTGTTGAATTCATCAACTGGTGCAGTAGGTGGTGGCTCTTCCAGTTGTTCCTGTGCCACAGTAGTTTCAGGAACGGTTTGTTCTTCCTCTGCAGGTTGATGTTCGTCAATCACACGTTGTGCCCAAGTTTCTTCGCCTTCAAGTACAGGAATATCCAGTTCATCTTGCTCGGGTTCTATTTCGGCGATCTTGGCATTGGCTTCATCTACCAATCTGTCTTGCTCGTCAGCATCTAGCCCTCGTGCAATCAATCTTGAACGTTGAAAGAATTCGTCAACTTCGGGATCTGTTAAATTGTTTTCAACAATCGGGTGAGATGTCAATTTGCTGTACATCCAGCCCGGCTTGTGTGGTTCTTGCGGTAAATTTTTCCAACCGTCGACTGCATCACAATCATGATTCGGGCAGTAAGGACCAATACCCGGAGCATCAGTCAGTGCAGTTCCACACTTGGGACAAAGGAGCTCGTCGTCGAACAATTGGCTGGTTGCTACCGTTTCACCTGTTGGTAGCTCTGCTGCCGCAGTTTCCTTTACAGCGGCCACTTGTTCATCTGTCAATGGTCCTGCATCGGCTTCGTAAGCGGGTTTATCATCGTGTATCCATCCACCAGTACCGGCTCGTGCCCATTCCAGTTGTTTGTTGGCAGCAAGGATCAAACACAATGCAAGTGGATCAAACACAATCACAATAAGAATAATAACCCAACGTACAGCACGTTCAAGAACATTTTGGTCTGGATTGTCTCCGTAGACAAATGCCGCAATGTACTTGATAGGTCCCACTTCGGCTTCGACTTTTCTAAACTCTGCTCTCAAGGGCGCGGCTTGTTCTTGTAGTGTTTGAATTGCTTTTTGTGATCGAGTAATTTCTGCTTGTAGATTGGCACGTTCTTTTGCTTGGCTTCTACGAATACTTACTGCACGTTCAGCACCACGGTCGGTGTCGGTACGACCCATCATTTGGTCTACCTGTGTGTTCATTTGCTCTAGGGCACGTTTGGCCGCTGTGATGTTGTCACGTTCGGCAGCGATCTTTTCATCGTAAATGGCGATTTTGCTCATGGCATCACCACTTACTAAACTTTGATCCGAATGTGCTTTGCTCAAGAAGCCAAAGATGCCCATGCTGGTTAACAGCATAAGAAACACAATAGCAGGAACCAGGTAAGTTTTGTATGCCCAACTGACTCGCTGCCAGTTGTTGTGCAACCAAACTGTGGCAACAATTTTGCCAGCTTCAAGGGCACCGCCCATGATTATAACTGGTATCACAGCAGCAGAGAAAATGGCAGTAAGGCCAGCAACTGAATACCAGGCAGCGATTGCAGAAATGGTGATCGCTATCACCAACATTAGGTAGCCAAATATCATAGTCAGTATTTATAGAATTGTATGGCCAGTATAGTATACTATGATATAAATGTCAACTGTTTTGGTTTAATCTTCTGACCAAGTTAGAGCCACTGTGGCCTGTGTCACACTGTTGGTACTTCGTAACGCAATGCTAACCCAACTGCCTGGAGGGACTGTGATACGATAGGCACTTAGATCGATGTTGACCGTGCCATTGATAGCAAGTAGTCCGGTGTAGATGGGAGTATCAACAGCATTATTAAATGTTCCGGTGTCTACGGCATGAACCTCATTGGTGTAAGGAATGTTAAAGTATGTGTATGTGCTACTAAAACTCGTGGGTTCAAAAAACAAAAACACCTGTGCGGGGTCTGTGCTTTGCACCGAAACACTTAGACTTTTAATGATGGCTTCTTTGGTGTTGAGCACATAGTTACCGTTGTTGGCACCGGCCAGGCCGTTTGTGACCACTGAGTTTTTAATGCTCATCATGTGGTGCGTGACATTTTGTGTGAGTCCGCTTTTTGATGTGGACCAAGAACGTGTTAATTCGTTTTGGAATATAGTACCTTCCACGGCACCATACATGCTGGCACCTCGAACAGTTAGGTTTGCGGTATTGGTGGTGTTTACTACCGAATAAGCTATTTTGAAACTGGGATTGTCTATGTGTGGGCGAATATTTTGATTGGTATAGTGTTCACGGTGAACATACACCAATGCACCTGATGCTTGATCCTCTAGTGCATAACTGATTGTTCCGGCTCCTAGCCAACGCATGGCAATTTGATACACATTTAGTTTTGTAGGATCCAATGTCATTCCACTGGGATTGGTGCTGATAGTATTACTACCATCCATGCGATCAACATTCCAATCTTCTTGATAAGTCCAGTAGTTGGTTTGTGCTATGCCCACTTGTTTAACTGTGAATGTGGCAGTGGCGTTTCCGGTGCTGGTGAAACTGAATGTGCCGTTCATGGGACCTAGTGTGGGTGCTAGCCATAGCATGGCACCATCCACTTGTTGAAACAACCAACCGCCGTAGCCACCCACACGATTGACAATTTGTACTGTTGCTTGATCTACAGTACCTGCCGATAACGAAACTGTGTAAGCAACACCATTCAAAGTAATAGTGGCAGTTTGCAAAGCATTAGGTGCCGCAGTCATGGTCATTAATAATATAGCGGCACGACCACCAGTGCTTCGTACAATACCAAAGCGATCGCCGTCATATCCAAACGCCAGTCTGTTTTCTTGATTGGCCAGGCCAGCGAACTGATTGCTACCAGCTACGCCTTGGGTGAACATGGCAGTGAATCTTGTCACAATACCTTGTCCCGGACGATAACGCATGAATCGTTTGCTACGCAACACACCATAGCCACCTTGCGTGGTTCCTGAACTCACATGGAACATGCCTGCGACTGAATTGGCCACAGATCCGGTACCATTGGTGTATAACTGTATAACATCGGTAGTGACTCCGTAGATACCGTCTAGCTGAATTACGGCTGTTGGACTGATTGCTAAGGGTTCACCAAATGCTGATACTTGTCCGGCAATAGTCGGTCCGGACAGCTTGGCAGCAACACGAATCTGTGGCTTGCCAGCAAGGTCATACTCCATGGCACGATGAAGATCTAGTAGATTAGTTTCTTGCGGATGTTCGTAGTTGGTAGTGTTTAGCCTACGGTCGCCTCGACCTTTTGGTGGTGGTGTATATGACATCAATTAACTCCAAGGACGACCAACAACTAGTCCGCCTGTGTTGGGATTGTCTATTAGAGAATTATTAGAGTACTTGGTTGGTAAGTTATTAATTGTTGATGTAGTTCTTGATTCACCACTAGCAATTCTATCAAGTGCAGCCAAAGCTAATTTGGCTTCTTGTCTGAGTTGTTTGGTAGCAAGTCTTGAAATTTTATTATGTGTTCTTAGTTGTGTACCAGTAACGATCCCTAAACTGGCAAGTGTACTAGATCCTGGAGCAATGTTTTGATTTAACACAATGTCATACCAGGTACTATTAAAACTCTTTGCGGTGTTGATAGCAGTTTTTAACTGGTCAATGGTTTGAGCATTGTCAATTGTGTATGAATCATAAACGGCTGTGTTTAACAAGCTCTGAACTGTAATAGTAATATTGGCCATTATTTCATCCCTGCTTGGAATCCAGGAAACATGCTAGGAGCATTGGTTCTGATATCTGCAGGATTTTTGCTGTGATGCACATCGTCACCTGCAGGAAATGCAGCCGCAAGCGGAGCAACAACCGCATTGGGCTCATTTGCATATTCGGGTTCGGCTATGTCCAATATGCCAGCTAGCCGTTGCATGTCCTCTAATTCGTGTGCGGGCTCAGCTGTGACAGCAACAGCCACAACTGGCTCTGCTTCAGGCTCTTCGGCCCTGTCTATTACATCCAGCACACCGCGTATAATATCTGTGATTTTCATACAAGTATTTAGCCAAAAAGGAACCCGCCGAAGCGGGTTTGGGTACTGCCTCACACGCGAATTTATTGTAGTGTGTATTGCTCTAGCTCAAAATAACTGTTACCGCGGGCGACGCTGGCTTCAATTTCTGCTTCAAATTCGTCCGGCCCGTTCAGCAAACCAATCACTTCCAGCATGGCTTGTGCCACTGCATCGTGTTCACCGCCCAGCATGGATTCGGCGGCTTCGTACATGTATTCAATCACTGCTTCAACTTCTTCACCCGACAGTTGCTCAATGTCAACTGCGTTGGCCATGATATCTTCAACCAGTTGTTCCATGTCCATTATAGGCTCCTGATACGGTCAATTACTTCTTGTGCCTGGCGCAGATCGCTGTATTCCACTGCTTGGTCAATCATGTCCATTTGCGCTTCATGCAGTTCTGCCAGCATTTGATCAATGATCTGACGTTTGCGATTTGTACTGGCACCGCGAGCAAAAGTGTACTTCTCGTTTTGATAAAAATGCGGACGGGTTTTAAAGTCTTTGGGATCCATGCTGTTCTCCTTAGTCTGGTGCTACACCTGGGTCAACTGTGCGTCCTTCAAAATGAGCTTGAGTAACGCACACTTTTTCCAATCGAAATCTTGCAAGTCCTTCGACTTGAGCAGCTTGGCATTGTTGCCGGCTAGCAAAAGGACCAACAGAAACTTTCTCTACAAACTTGCCGCTGGTGGTATTGATTATGATGATCAGTATCCAGCCTGCGGTCATACTGCCTCCTGTTTGCGATGTTTGGCATTACGCTTGAATTCGCGCTTTTTGTTTTCTACTGTACGGCTCTTGAACGGACTGCCAGTCTCAAACAGAACACGATGTGCTCGAGTGCGCTGTACAGGAATGGGCTTCAGTTTGTTCATATTATGTATTTACTGCTACTTTGTTGATTGTGAACCGATACAAAGGTGAGCATTCTGCTAGAAATTTTTGACCAACATCCATGCTCACAAACGTTTCACCCTGCATACCTTGCTCGCTGTAATTGATGTCTTTGACAGCCGCATCGCTAAAGCCCAAGGTCTTCATGCACTGCCGGAAACTGTGTATCCAGGCCCGGTCAGTATAAATCAGTCCATGGTTGTCAATATCCCATTCTGCAGTTTTGAAATGGGCGCGAAGTTCGACAAAATCGCCTTCGTCGTTAAGATAATTTAGTGCAACACGGTCGATGGTTATAAATTTTGCTGTCGCGCTCCAGTAACCGTTACCGTTGGTCTCAGTACGGAAATTTACAGTTTGATCAAACATTAGCAGTCTCCAATTCAAGAACTTGGATCATAATCTTACGACGTTGCTCATCAATTCGAGCATTGGTCTCTTCGTCAAAACAACCAGCCTGCTCGTCAAGATTGATCAGCTCGTTGTAAAGAACATCCAACAAAGTCGAGTCTGCCATGTTATTGCTCCTTGTCCATGATGTAAGTAAACAGGACCCACTTGGCGCGATTCAGTTGCTGGCGAGCATCTTCGGCTCGCATCGAGTCAACTTCGCCATATTCGGTGCTGACCATTTCTTGTGCATCCGACATCATTGATGCAACAATCATGGCAGGACCAGAGAACTTGAAAGTGACGCTGGATTCCACGGATTCGCGCATCTGCGCTTCTGTGCAACCGTACATACGAACTTCGCGTTTTTCTTGCTCTGAAAGGCGATCGTAAATTGCTGTCATCTTTGGCTCCTTATTAATTACAATACAAGTATTATAGCAAAATGGCGATTTTTGAGCAACCGTTTTATTTCTTAGCGATTCTGTAACTAATGCCCTGGGCAGTTGCTATTTTTGTAATACCTTGCTTTGCATAATCTGCTTCTAATAGTGCTAAATTAGCACGATCGCGGACTGTGGGCTTGTCAATTTTGATTGTTATAAATTTGCTACGTGGGTTGATGTAAATGCCCTGAGCAGAATAACAAAGTTCCAACCCCAATTTGATACGTTCCGCACGTACACGTTCTGCTTCGGTGTAGTGGCTCCATTGTGCGATAGCTCGCATACGGGCATCGCGGGCGGCTGCGAATTTGTAAAAACCTGCATCTTTGGTTTCTAATTCTTTTGTTTGCATTTTGGGCTCCTTATTAACTACAATACAAGTATTATAGCAAAATGGGCCATTATGGTCGACCATAAAAAACCCCGCATAAATGCAGGGTTTTTAGGGCGGATTTTTGTTGCTTTTTTGCAACATTTACTAAAATGCTAATTAAAACGCATCATAGTGGTAGTTGTACCTGGGCTTTTCACGCACCAGGATCAGCTGATCACCATCGCTGTTAACGAACACAAACTTACCTTCCTTGGCCTCTACCTTTTTAAGATCGCGGTAGCTGAACTGCATACGGTAGTAATCACCATCAGCATTGTCAGGTTCGGGATCATAGCCATATTCCCATTCGCGACGTTGCATCAAGGGATTACCTTCCCAGTAATCAGAACCATCAAACTTCTCCAATGGAGTACCGCCCACAGGCACAAGAGTAACCTTGTACTTGCTGCCTTCGTCAAACTCGGGCTTGGCGTTCAGCATCTTCATGGCTTCTTGAGCAGTCTCGCGGTAACGATTCATTTCTTCAACAAGAGCTTTTAACATGTCGAAGTTGAACTCACCAAACAAACTACCCATGGTAACCACACCTTCAATGTGATCGCGATTGTCTAGATTGTCTTGGCAGTATTCGACAATAAAGTCTGCATCCAGACCCTTAAAGTCCAACATGTAGAAAATACGACCCGGGCGATTACGCATGTGTTGATTCACACGCCACTTGTCGTTACAGGTAATCACAAACAGCTTCCGGCTAGGGAACACACCGTCCAAGAGCGTGAGCATTTCTTCCTGCTCGTCTGAATCATAGACCTTTTCGAACTCATCAAACAAGATCATGCAGGGCTGGCTAATGTCTTGCAAGAGGCTGTTAAAAGCCTCGCCTCTCCAGGGTTGGTTGATCAAAATAGTAGGAATACCCTCATCTGCACACTTGATGCTCAGTGTCTTGGCCAGCAGGGTTTTGCCTGAACCTTTTTCACCGGTGAGCATTACTCCAGTAGAGGAGGTGCGAGACATAAAAGTATTAAAAATACGATCTCGATTACGGTCATTGTCCCCATATTTCTTACCTCGGAATTCAAAACTATCCACAGCCTCTAAGAAGAAATTGCCAAATTGATCTTGTTTGACAATGTAGTTGCCAACCGGCAAAGTTTCCTGAATATCCAGGCTGGCCTTGTCGGCGACTTTAAAAGTGTTACCAGATTTAATAAAGTAAGACATAACAATCCTTGAGAGTTTAACCAAATTCAACCAGTGTTACAGAACCGCCTTTGGTCTGCACACTTGACGCAAAGTATGAAATCATGTTGATGATCACATCCTTTTTTCCGCCAGCTAGGCCCATACCAATGTAGGGTAAGCCAATGCGTTTGTTGCCATATGCGTTTTCGATCTTTTGCAAGATCAGGGCAAACGCATTATATTCGAACACATCAGTGCCGGCACTCATGTTGTATTGAGTATAGGCATTTAAAATCACAAACTTTCCAGAATCAAATTCTGTCCAGTTGCCTAACTTCATGTAATCACCACGTTCAGTCAGACGATCAATTTCTGCACACATTGGGTAGCGGGTTGCAATTTCTCGTGCAATACCGCCGCCCATTGTGTTCCAGCAGTTACAGCCTTGTACCACTACATCAAACTCGCCGGCTTCTGCCAAATCGAGCAAGTTGCCTTTGGCGTGCTTCAACATGTTACTTGTTGTCAGAGTTGACAGCAGCCTGAGCAGCCAATGCAGCCTTGACAGCAGCCTCTACAGCCTGCTTGATAATATCAGCAGTGGCAGAATCAGATGCGGCATCTACTTGCACAGGTGCAATAAACGCTTCGTCTGGGTGTACACCCAATTCACCAATCACTTCGTAACGGCATGCACGGCCCTTGGCGTTGTTGTAATCTGTTGGGATCGAAACAACATCACGTGGGTTGATCTTGAGGATCACTGTGCGGCTATCGTGACCACCAAAGTGATTCAAGTACTCCTTGGAGCAGAAGTGCAAGCCGGTGGAACAGGTACGATTTTGGTCGTCATCCACAGCATTGCGTTCCATCTCTACCACAGTACCAGGAGCATTGCTCATGGTGCCTGAGTGGATATCCAAGAAGTCGGCTCGCACTTTCTTGTAAGCCAAGAAGTGACCGTCTGGAGTAAGTGGCAGGTTACCATTTTCCAAGAAGCCGTACAGTTCTTCGACTGCTCGCTTGCTAGGGTTCTGCATCAAGTTCTCCATGAACAAGATCAAGGGCTCAACCGGAAAGCCGTCTTGATACATTTCGATCAAGCGGTTGGTAAGCACACCAGCCATCTCGCGTTCTTTGTAGAACACCTTGCTACCCTGGATGGCCACATGACCTTGACCGTAGCTGAGGATCTCCTGAGCAGGGTCAACCACTTGCTTGACAGTATCCCAGTCATTGTCCCGGATAGCCTGTTTCAGCTTGTCATATCCAATGTGAGTGGATGTTACAGTATGGGGTTGGTTGTCGATGATAACAACAATGTTCTTGCCTTGAATCAAATATGGAAATGCCATTTTAAGCCTCTTTGTCAATCATGTTAATATACTGTGCTACGGCAACTGAGTTGATGTCGTAGTCCTTCAAACTGCTCAACAGTGGATAGCGATTACGGATGGCAGTCAGTTCATCCTTAATGCCTTGCATGACCGCTTCTACATCAACCGCAGTTGCGTAGTCACGGCACAAACGTTCAAAACTGTGTCGATTAACTTCCAAGTTCTCAGTGCCTTTGAGTTTGTCAAGGAACTGTAAATATGGACTAGTCGGGTTTGGCGACAACAGTTTAGCAATGTCGTTATTATAACGGAAATACTTGTTCAGGTCAAGTGCTTTTACTGCCACGCGGCGTACCACATCACCATCCAGTTTAGCCAAAACTGCACGAATATGATCTTGTACATTGACCCAATTCTTTTGGGTTTCAATAAACTTGATATCAGTTTTACGCACGCCGTAGATGCGAATACCATGCAAGCCAGCAATACCACTTTCGGTCACTGTTTCGTTAAACTTACGCATGTCCGAAATTGCCGTACCATTGCTGATCACAGTAAAGCCACTCAGGGGCAGATAGTAGTAAGTCTCGGTTGAATCAAAACTATCAGCCTTGCCTGCGTCTTTCCAGACCATCTCACGCTCTTTGTGGTAGCCACCGTAGCCACGTCGTTGCAGGCTCATGATACTTACATTGGCACCCATACCTGCCGCACCAGTCTTGCGTTCTTTTTCAGTAAGCGAACTGGCCAACATGATACGGCTTTGCTCAGGATAACGCAGGCTAGCAAAGAACTTGTCGGTCTTCATTGGCTGACTTTTATCTGCTGGTGTCAGCACATAAACATTGTCAGACGAGTATGATGACTTGCTGGCATTGGCAGGAGGATTTTTGCGCCAGTGATGTTTGGCACGTTCCAACGCACCAACCTTGGTGTCTGTAACAACAAAGTATGTATGCGGACTAACAGCCATTTCCCAATAACTGTGAACACGGCCACGTGGGTCTGTTCTATGAGTGACTTTGGCTGGACTGCAAGTCAAACTGTTACGACTCTTGGTAAACCCACTAACGGCAATGTTAAACTGCTTGGCCATCATTGCTACCTCGTGCTTGAAAACACGAGCCCGCAGATATCTGGTATTGGTGTCGTCGATCAACTGAAATTTAGTGTCAGTGACATAGGTTGCCACTGCTGAATTCCACAGTTCAGTATTACCCTTTTGAATCAAGTAGTGAGCACGTTCCCACAGATTAGTGACAGCATTGGCTTCTTGTGCAATATGAACTGCCAACTGTGCATTGACCGCTTCCAGCTTGCGACGGATAGCTTCAACGGTCTGAGGAATATAACTCAGGCCTTCACGTGATGCTTGGAAGTCAAGCTCACCAATAGCAAAGTGCAATTCTAGTCCGCAGTTCAGTAACTGACGCAGATTGCCCAACGAATTGTCGGCGTTAGGAACTTCGATTGGATAAGCAATATTACCCATAATGGCAACACTACGACGGCCACCGTCTTTGTAAACGTGGACACCGGGAACAAGATCTCGTGTTTCGTATTCGACATCACGGAAGGTAAATTCCGGACCACTGATTACCGGACGCAGAGCAAAATAACGATAAACATGGTGTGCTTCGTCAATGAACTTGTTAAAGTCATAAC